ATTTTCAAAACTTTCATAGACAAAATATACATTAGATGTAGGTGTAACACTAACTGTATCTGAAATTTGTTGATAGGCATGTGTTTCAGTTGAAGTAGGTGAAGATTTTACAACAACAGAAAGAGTTGTTATATCAGTATTAGTGTTTGGTAATATAAATTGTTGTTCTTTATTATTATAATCAACTTTATATTTGTGTGTTATTCTGATACCTTGATTTAATTGAACATCATTTATCGTAAATTTTCCGGTTGTATCCAATATTCCGGCATAAGAATTTGCTGTTGTAAATATATATTTTTGATCATTAATAGTTGATGAGAATCTTTTATCTTTTTCAACAATCATAGTTGTTGAGGAATCATTCGGAACTATATCTAATTTAACAATTGCTTTAGTTCCTTGAACAGATCGTGGCGTATAACCTATTTGTTTGGCTTTTTGTACAACAGAATTTCTAAGTTCTGCTGTATCTAGAAACATTTCATTGGCTAACATATTCAAATAAAAAGAATTGTAATATGTATTATATGAAAGCAAATCCATTATAACATCTAAACCAGATCCCGCAAAATCAAAATTTGAAAATTCACTTTGACTTTTTAAAAATGCTATTAAGTTTGATTTAATAGAATTAAAATCTAATTCAGATACTTGTAATTTAGCTGATTGTTCTGCCACAGTAATTCCTATCTATATAAAAATTGTTCGAAGGTTTCCGAGGATTGTTGCCCCATCATAGTGAAAATTATTTTTACTCTATATCTATTTAAATCCTCTTCAGATGAAACCTGAATATCTTTTATTACGGCACGCGGTTCTAGGGATTGCATAGTTGTTTCGATACTTATTTTTAATCGGGTTTCTGTTATTGGGCTCATGGGATCAAATAACAAAGTTTGTAAATTTGATCCAATTTCTGGATGTCCAATTCTTTCAAACTCTCTAGTTTGTAAAACATTACGCATAGACTGTTTTATAACGGTAGCGTCCTTTGTTTTGAGAAGATCTCCTGTGACAGGATGAACTTTGAATGACAAATCTACATCAGAATATATTGTTCCTCCGGTTGTAGTATCATATGTTATTTCTGTAAATTTTGCATCTGCCATTTATAATTTCTCCAATTACTTTATTTATACCTACCGGCCTTCAAATGATTGTCTTCAATCAGTAGTACCGGAACTACTTTCACTAGTATTAGCTGTAACCGGCCATGCTTTAGCTTCCAAAATAGTGAGATAGTCATAAACAATATCCGCCTGGTCATTAATTTCTTTTAAATAAGTTGCAAAGTCGTTTCTGCTACTTTGTATCTTTGCTGATTTAGCAGCTTCAGCCTCCGATGCAGCCGATATTGCAAAAGACCAATCTTCATGATATAAAAATATTTCTGGTGATCCAGTTCCGATGATAAAAGCCCCTTCAACCTTAATATATTCTTCTCCAATTGTTGAATCCACTGCTTTCTCGATCGGTCCGCCAGTGCCGGATCCAAAATCAACAGTAATTTTATCGTTTTCAGAAACACCTAAGGCCATCCATGTAGAGGCGACGTCTTGCTCTTCCTCTGCGCGCACAATCTCGAGCCCAGTATCGTCTGAGATATAAGTTTCAGAAACTGGAACAGTTCCGTTAATTTTTACCACAGTACCTTCTGGATAAAAAGCGGTAGTACGAACATCGCCTTGCGGGCCGGCCTGGCCAGCTTCCCAAACTGGAAGCTGTGTATATTCTCCTGCGCTATTTGGAACAGCTATTGAAACAGTATTAGCTTTAGCTTTATATTCTCTTAATCTATAACCTGGGTGATAGTAAGTGTTAGTACCAGCGATTTTATTCTCATCCCTATGCTTGTAAACTGATTCAACAGAATTATTTAAAATTATATTATAAGACAATGCTTCTTCTAGATCAACAGGAAATTCTTCTTCAAGAACAGCTATGGTTGTATTAGATAAACTTTCAACAGATCTTGTTGCTCCAGAAGAATCTAAAAGAGGATGAAGTATAGTAATTGTAGTATTTGGTTTGACTTGGCGGTGACCTAAAGTTTCAAAGGAAGTGCCATCTATCTCATCTACAAATTCACCTTTTATTATCATCAATGTCTTACCTATAGATCTAAAACTTCCTTTAGGGGTTACGGCATCTAGATTGAGTTTGAGTGACTCTTGAATCAAGTTTATTTCAATTGCTTGTATTAATTCTGTAATTCTTTGGATTAATAATTCCAATTCTCGTAAATCATTTTCTCTCAATTGAGTTAATTCTTCATAAATATTTCTATCTTCACCGGTGAATTCACCGGTTGATATATCAATAGAACCAAAACGATTAGTATCCATTATTTTTATCCTCAATGAAGAATCGCCAGGTGGTGTGCCATCCAAATAGTCCAAAATTACGGCTAATGCTATTTTAGCCTCCTTCAACCAAGCAATTTTATCTATTGCCAGCTGACCCGATGTTCTTGAGTCCCCAAGGGTTACTTCCTCGTCGTCTCCAACGGTCGTTTCCGCTAAACTCCAATAAGTAGAATTTCGCCTGATCTTACCGCTCCATTCGTCTACCATTAACGGACTTTCCCCTAGGGGAGCGTTCGCGATACATACATAATTTGTTCCTTTCCAAGATACTATCTCACCCGCCAAATATGCAAATCCATTTTTATCATTGGGTTTGTCTGGATCATATGTCGGAGTAGCTATAACTTCCATTTCTGCTGCAACTTGTACTTCTTCAGCAGTTTTTTGTCTTAAACCTAGTAACAAAGCTAGCATATCTATGGATCTTAAAAGTGGATTTCCGGTCGGGCCTCCTCCTAAAAAACACACACCAGCGCAAAATTTTAATGATTCCGGTGGTTTGCGATCGCCTCCTGCACCCATCATTCTTTCTCTAAATTTAGTTACTCCACCAGGTCTTGGTTCTAAATATAAAGAATACATACCAGTAGCTGGAATACCATTAGCAAATAATTCTAATATTTCTTCGATATCTTTTGCAAAAGCCTGCACATCCGCCATTTTGCCATCGAGCCAAGCTATAATAGGATCTAAAGTTTTTTTAGCAGAAGCAACACTTGCTTTTATCCCTTTTACTTCTGCTTCACATCTATTAAGTAGTGGGCCCAGAGCTGGAAATAGTGACTCTAAACTTTTGCCGGACCAGTTAGGAGATTCTGGCAAAGCATTATCATCATAAGCATCTACTACTATACCCACTGTACATGTTCCTTCTTTAACTTGGTGGTACATAGTTTCCCGTTGATCATCCGGCGAAAACGATTTGAATTTTCGAGCGTCTGTTGCAGTTTCCGGAATGTTTAATTGGTTGGCAGCCGAGGTACTTGTTTGAATGATTTCACTGGCCGCGGAAGGTTTTGCTTCATATATTATATCACCTGCTTGAAATTCTTGGTTCCCACTTTCTATATATTCAATCTCTAATGTTTGATTCATATATGGCAAAGGATTGCGGTTTACTTTTGTTCCTATATGTTTCTGTCTTATTCTACTTTCTGTCAACGGAAGATCCGTGGAGGCCATGGATTTTCCAGCATTCATATCCATTTTTTCATTGAGCCATGGTACAGATTCTATAACTCTTTTTACTCGAGCATAAACATGTTTTGTATTTGATATTATTCTATTAGTTTCATCTGGATCCTGTGCTTCAAACATCCCGGAATTTTCTTCTTGCAAAACATAGTATGTGGGTGTAAGCCCTGCTCCTTCCAACCTCTCACCTCCCTCTACTTCGCCTATACTACTTTGAGCATGCCCGATGGTATCGGCTGTTTGCAGCTCAGTCATTATTTCTTTACCTTCAGCAACAGTTAACCTCGCTACTTTAGATAATAATAATTTATGAGTAACTGCAGCAGGTGACCATAATTTTTTAATATCTTCTAATAATGTTACAAATCCTTTAATTTCTATAAGCTTAGTAAACTTTTCCAAAATTGTTTTAAATTTGTCAAAGTCCGGCATACCTATTATAAAAATAATGCCTCCAACTGTAGCTGAATCAGACATAATTGGTCTGCCTGATTTATAATAACTTGGATCTATTAAATCTGCAAATTTTGTTATATCAACATTAGGAACATAATCTCCGAGTCCTAAGTCTGTACCTCCGACCGCAAACGCTCTTTTAAAACTCTTCGGCACATCACCTAAATCATCAAAAGATTTATCTATAGTTTGTAAAATCCCTCCGGGAGTTAATGACATCAAACCCGTGTAATTATTCATTTTTATATAAGCTTGGTCAATAAGGCCTTCCTTGGTAGCGCCGGCCTTCCATTCCAGCGGCTCTTCACTGTACTCCGGAGCTTCAACATAATTCATTTCACCTGTAATAGGATCCATCTCTATTGGATCAAGTTTTCCTGCAGCGGTCAAATGGGTGTCTATGAAACCTTCCGACCCTTTTCTTCCTACTGCCGGTACTCGTGTTGCTGGAACATAAACGTCTTTACCAAAAAATAAAGAACCTGTCACAGGATTTCGTTCTACATTTGGTTCAACCGCTCCAGCATGAACCGATAGCATGTAAAAGCCGAGGCCTCGTAAATCTGCTAATAATTTTAAAATTTCATCTAGAATCGCTTGAATTGCCGCAAATATAGGATCTATAGTAGCAAACATTAAAGCTTTATTTAATTCATATATTTCTTTAATAAATGCCGCGTTTGCCTTATGAAGTTCCAAGCCCTTTTTAGCAGCTTCAAAAAAAGGTTTTAAGAAACTTATATCACCTAATGTTTGAGATTTCCAAAGATCCGGATCATATTCTTTGGTTGCATCGAAGTCGGTTCCAAAAAGCGGACCTTTCTCCCCAACGCCAGTTGTCCCGGCAATGTTCAGATCTATTGTTGTGCCTGATTTAGTGGTACCGGTGCCAGTAAATACGTCTGATAAAGCCATTATTTTTTCCTTCTTTTCATTTCATTTTCATTAAATTTTTCTATATCTGATTTAACGGTTTCCAATAATAGATTTTCTAATTCTATTAATTTTTTAGTTTTTTCAGCCAATTTAACTAATGTAGGATGAACTCCTATTACATCTGGCTGTATCCATTCGTCGTTTGCCATATTATACCTATGCTAATAATGAATTTAAATTTATTTGTGATTTATCAGTTTCCGGATATGTTCCCGGAACCATAGGAAGTGCTATGCCTCCAACAATTGGGCCCGGAGCGGCAGGAACACCACCTGTTAAGTCATGTTTATGCATTTTATATTCTGTAAAAAAATTATCTAGAATTTTTTTCAAAGAAGCCACATCATTTTTAATTGTTATTAAACCGGAGCCATCAATTGATATTAAACCTTTTGCTTTGTTCTTTATAGTTATTTCTCCCATTGCTCCACTGCTTATTAATTTTATTTCTCCTGAGGGAGAGTCGCCAAGAGAAATTTCTCCAACTTTATTTTTCATTGTTATAGCGCCAAGTGGAGTAGCCATTGTTATTCTAGCTGTTGCTGGATTTTTAGGAGAAATAGCAATATATCCGGCAGAAGAAGCTTTTGCACCTTTTTCAGAAGTAGAAGGAAGTCTATTTAATTGGAATAATAGGCCACCAGTAGACTCTGTTGCAGCAGATCTTAAATTAATAATTCCATTATTACATATAATAGATTTGCCTGCACCACTACCCGCGTTTATTACATTCATTCCTTGAATAATTTCTTCACTATTATGCGAAAAGGTTTTCGTTTCACTTTGAGCAGATAAACCGTACGCGCCCATAGTACTTTGTGTTATTTGTGAAGCGGTTAGAATTTTTGCGCCGCCAATATCTTCTACGGAATCATTTTTTCTTTTAATGTATGTACCAGTGTTCTCTTCGAGTGGAATCATAGGACCTCCATGAAGAGATGGTGTATCGTTGGCGATGTCCCCTTCTATGTACAAAGGCGTATTGAATTTTATAAATTCTTTAGCGTTAAATTCAATTTTAGCCGCAGTGATAAAAGCAATTCCATCTTTACAATATACTTCAACATTACCTTGTTCTGATTCTAGATGAACATCGCCAGGACCTTTAACTCGCAACCAATAATCTTCTTGTCCGCCCGCAGTATTTACACATAACTCATATCCATACTTTATGGATGAATATTTAAAACCTCCAACTGTTTCATGAGTATTTTTTAAAACACATGAAAAATAATCTCGAGTAGCTTTATCAACTATATTTCCTAGTGGACCCATTTCTCTATAAGATCCGGAACGATGATACCAATGTAATCTTTCGCTCGTTGGAGTATCATCAATTTCAACAACATGACCACTTTCTGATACATGTACATGATTATACGGATACGCGGCATTATAAGGAGAAACTGGTTCTTGAAAAGTAGCATTTCCCGTACCTTTGGCTTTAGGATAAGGAAGCATTCTTAAATCCGCTTTTGTTTGAACAATAGAGGTGCCCTGCTGTATAATTTTCGAATTGCCGTGGTGATCTGAACCTAAAACTGTATCAATTTTTGTACTACCATCGTCGCGACCTCTAGCTAATCTTGGAGTTGTTGGTTCGCCCAAAAATCTAAAAAGAGGATAATTATAAGAAAATTCATAATCTGGAACTTGAGCTTCCTGTGATTCTGTTTCTTTAACTAAGGTTTCCTCTAAAACTTGGCCCTTAACAAAAGTAGCTCTATCACTCCTTTCAACTATTTCAATTCCTCTTTTTTTATTGAATTTTACACTTAGAGGATGTTGTGGAACATCTTTAAACTCGGGAGGATTACCCTTGATTTCGCCAGTTTTGGAATCTACTTGCCAAAAGGATGGAGTAAAATCTCTCGGATCATTAAAACCTTCATCTGGATTACAAGGTTTATCGGGTCTGCCACCTAATGTGCCTATCATAACAGGATCATTAGCGGCTTCTCCATCTCTAAAAAATCCCATAACCCATGTGCCTTCAACAGGACCAGTTGGACTTGTTCCTACTCCTGTTTGAGAAGCAGAGGTAATGGGTAGTAACGGATGAGCCCATGGCAAAAGTTTTGTGGGTAGGTCTTGCTTATCTTTTGTGTGCCAACCAAGCCATCTTACTCGACATCTTCCCAAATATAAAGGGTCAAATCTATTTTCTACAACACCAACAGCCCAAACAAAGCCTTCTTTTCCCATAAAATCGGGTTCCATTTTATCCTTTATATAATATATTTCATTGGTTGATTCCTAATCAAGTTGGCTCTCCGCGAGCGATTGTTTATCATATATTACTGTCGGTGTACCGTGACGCGTAAAACCAGGTCTGCCTCTGTTCGGCTTTAGAGAGGTGGGCTTTCCGCCTGGGCTCGTCTGGCTTTGTGTAACGTTATCACCGACCTCCTTGAACTGACCCGGGTCGACTCTACCATCATTAGACACTTGCCCAGCATCTTGAACCGCGGCTTCCAAAGATTTGAGGCGCTGCTGTGTTTCTTCGTGTGCTGATGCCCCACCAGCCCAAGCTGAAATTACAGCTTCATCTAAACTAGGTGGTACATTTTCTAAACAATCTTTTCTAATTTGAATTTCTTGATAATATCTTTCATTCGTAAATACGTGATTTATTTTTGTCATAATATATTTACCACTCAAAAAAGGATCCTCTCCGTCTCCGGAACTCGCGGTTAAATACGCGTGTGATGGCATATGCCACCAAATAATATCTCCAACTCTTAAAGATGAATCTCCGGCTAATTTAAGAGTTATTTTTATATTATCAAGTTGCTGAAATTGTGAATCTCTTTTTTGTGATCGATACTCAAGGTTAGTTTCGTTAATGCCAGGTTCTGCACCGCCAGTGCCCAGCATGGATTTTCTATTTTCTTCTAGAAAATATGAATGATTAAAATTTGTTCCCATTAATTTTACGCGAGCACCTTCTCCGCCATCTTCATCAATCAAACAATCATGATTATATGAACAAAGTTTACCGTTTCCAAGCGAAATGGTAAAATCTGCTAGTTTCTTGGTGGATGCTTCTGCGGTGGTGGATCCTATCTGAACCTCAGTCGACATGTTCTCGGCAGCCAGTTCTATTATTCTGTCTTCTTTTTTCTCAATATATCTATATCCTATAATTTCATATCTCATTCGAACCATGTCATGCGTTATTAATCTAGCAGCATACATTCCTTCTCTCATATTATCAATAACATCAAAAATACTATCAACACTATATTCTTCTACATTATTAAATGCTATTCCCGGCCAACCTCGCTTATTCCAGTTGTCCTTTGGATCAAGTGAAGAATCTACTTTTGCCACAAAATTTCGTTTAGGATCTCTTTTAAAACTTGTTTCTAAACTTTCAAATTTAAAATGAGTTAAAGTTTCATAAAACATATATAAAGCGCCATCTGCTGGCTTGACTTCACTCTGTTCGTTATCACCTTGTTCTTCTTGTTCATTTAAAGATGTCGCTTTTTCAGCCAAATCATCCAAAATATCAAATGGAGATTTAAAAGGAAAACAAAAAGTATGTTTATCGGCTGTTGGTTCAATTATAAGCTTTTTGGGTTCGTTCATTCCTTCTGTATATGCTGAATAGTAAGTTGTCATTGGCTTTGCGATATAATTTTCGTAAATATCTTTAACGACGGATTCAATTTTTACATCATGATATCCTTTACTCATTTTCTTTTTTTCACTAATAATAGCTTCTATTGAAATACAATGGAGCACATATAATTTTAACCTTTCAGTGGAATTAACTATAGGAGAAACAGTATATACTCTAAATGTTTTTTTAATAATATTATCGAGAGGATCATCGGCGTCCACCTTGTCAAACCCTCTGGTCTGTGCTTCAAATTGAACAAATTCTTCACCTATAATTGGAATAGTTTCTCTAAATCCATAAGAATCTCTTATTGCAATATCACATAATATATAAGGTTTATTAATATCTTCATGTACAGTTAATGTATCAATCATTGGTATCATATTAACTGGTTTTAATTGAAAGTCGCCATCAGCTTTTGCTACATTTGGAGATATTAAATCACATTTTACAATATCATACAATCCCGCCTGAGGTGCCTGTTCTTCAATTTTTTCCGCTTGGGGTGCACCTATGCTAACTGGAGACTGAAGCTGAGGGGGCTTAGCGACAATAACTATTTCATCTGTTTGAGTGATTGGTTCTCCATTTGCCATTTTTATTACCTGTATCGTTTAGTTTGAGCTTCTTTCATAATATTTTCAACATATTGTCTATCAATTATTTTAATATGTCTATTCCTCTCATTTCTTTTAAATTCCATATCATATTTGGATATTCTTTTTCTCTCTGGATCCGGTAGAAGATTATATGCATCTTTATCAATTATAACTTCCATTAATTTAGTTATATCAGTTTCTTCTTGTATTATTTGTCTATATTCAAAAATTTGTTTTTTAGCTCGTTCAACAGAACCGTATTTTCCTTTTATCATTTTTGTAAAATCTTGAGAACTCAAAGGCCAATCGAAATAGGGATTCATCATTTTATTGGTTAAAAATATTATCCAATCATATTTGACATCACCATATACGAGAAAAGATGTTGTATCGGGCCGCTCAGAATCTCCTATGATATGTTTATCAAAATTTATAGCTTTATCAAGCACATTTTGTTTTAATAAATTTCGAATAAATATATCTCTGGCAGTAGTTGTCTCGCCGTATTTACTTCCGGTTATATTATATTGAATATTTGGTAAGTATGAAAAATATGACATTAATATCCCTGTTCAACTAGTTCTCTGGTTATAATAACGACTTCTGTAAAAGAAACAGTTAATTTTATTTCAAATGGGGTATTATCATGAAAAAAGAATGGTACTCCAGCTGCGGCATAATTAGCTATAACACTATTACATACACTTCTTGCTATTTTAAATGGAGTTCCATCCGCTCCGCCTGAGTGACCAAATCTAATATCCCAAGTACTTGGAAAAGTATAAAAGTTTGATCCGGCACCCTTTTTACGCTCAGATCCGCCAGTCCCAGATTGTGCTGTACCATCTCCGAGCAAGTTCGATATTGGATCCGCATAACCGGGTAAAGTTGAACGTCTGAAACCTTCTATAATCTTCCGAATTGTTTCCGATTCCGTATCATTTTTTGCTATCATAGGGAATTCAAATACAAATTTTCTAAATTTTCCTGGTCCCTGATATAGTAAAGACATTTTAGGATTAATTGCAATATTCGAACCACCCAATGCTTTTTTTAATAAATCAGATTTTTTTATTGTTGAGGAAAGAGCATGCTCCCCGACGGCCTCTGCCATTTTGCCATAATTAACATTTTTAAAGGCCGCAATAAAATCTTCATGAGTTCCTCCAGAATGAAAATATTCTTTAATCCCAGAAGAAATTTTGCCGGCTGCTTCTGTAAGAACTGTTCCTAATCCTTCTTGTTCCGCATATACTGCTTCTGCTGTTGAAATTAATGCTTGAGCGCCCATAGGAAGAGCTATACTATATTCAGCTCCGCCAGGCGCAGTTTGCGCAAAAAGTTGAGGATAAGAAGTAAACAAGACCCAATGACTCTCATCTCCTTTGTTGGATTTCACTGCTAGATTGTCTGGATAGGTAAGATCCGGTTTGGATGCCATTGTTTCTCCGTATAAATAGTTTACACATGTACAATTATTTATCGATTATTTATTATGGCGTACAAAGGAAAATTTAAACCAAAACATCGCGATAAATATAAAGGAAATCCCACTAATATAATTTATAGAAGTTTGTGGGAGAGGCGTTTCATGGTTTATTGTGATTCTAATACAAGCGTTATTAAGTGGTCCAGTGAAGAAATAGTTATACCATATAGATCACCGTTTGATAGAAGAATACACAAATATTATCCTGATTTTTGGGTTAAAATAAAAAAACATGATGGTACCTTTGAAACATCAATAATTGAAGTTAAACCTAAATCACAAACAATTCCACCCAAGCCTCGTTTGAATAAAAGGAAGAGTGGTAGGTATTTATTAGAAATGAAAAGATATGGTGTTAATGAAGCTAAATGGAAAGCTGCTACGACATTTTGTGAATATAAAAATTGGAAATTTAAAATTATAACGGAAGATCAATTGCTCGCTAAATAATATATGGTACTACGAAAACTTTCACATATAGAAGATGATGCAGTTGAATGGCTTAGGGAAAAATATGAAAAGCTCCGGCACTCATTAATAGTTGCTAGAGTTGGATCAATTAAAAATCCCTATAATATTATAAGTGAAGGCAATAGAGAAAAAGAGCTGAAATTAGGGAGAATGTATTTTTTTCATTATCAACCCAAAACGAGAATGAAATTACCTTATTATGATATATTTCCACTAGTTATTCCAATAAAACCTTATCCCAAAGGTATGCTGGGAATGAATTTTCATTATCTCCCTTATAGATTAAGAGAAAAATTAATGAAAAAATTGATTGGGTTTTTAAATGAAGAAGATTTGGAAGCTTATTTACATGTTACATATAATGATATTAAAGGATTTACTCGATATAAAGAAGCTAAGCCTACCCTTCATAAATATGATTTAACAGGCTCATATGTTCGTTCACAATTTATTCATATAGAACCCGGTGAATGGACCACCGCATTACATTTGCCTGTAGAAGAATTTAGATCTCGCGGAGGCGGTATGGGGGTTACAAAGGCTAAAGTTTGGGGTGATAGTAAAGATATAATCGACCATCACGCACAAAAATTTATATAAAATATAACGGAGATTTATGAATACTGATACCTTTTTAACAAAAATTGACGGTGAAAAAGGTTTAGCTCCTTTAAATAGATTTGTAGCAAGGTTTAAGATGCCGAACATGGTCGCGGTCGGTGAAACTGAAATATTATCTTATCTGTGTGATTCTGCCCCGATGCCGGGAAAAACAATAGCGACTTCAGAATTAAGACATTATGGTCCGACTCGAAAGCTAGCAAGAGAAGCAACTTTTCCTGAACTCCAATTAGGATTTATATTAACAAACGCTATGTCGGCAAGAAAAACGTTTTTAAATTGGATGGATTATATAATTGATCCAGCAACAGCAAATATTCGATATCAGGATGACTATAAAGGGCAAGTTGATATATTAATGTTTAATCAGTATTCATCATCTACTACGGAAGATGCAATTGCTGTTGCTAAATATTTAGAGGCTTTTCCAACCAATGTTGATCCTATTAGTTTGGGTTGGGATCAAATGAACCAAGTAGGAAAATTTAGTGTGAATTTTCAATATAAAAGATGGATAGATGGATCCCAAAAAGAATTTTCCCCATCTGATTAATTAATTTTTAATATGGAGATATTATGGCTTTACCAATTGTGAGTAATCCTACCTATGAACTTAAATTACATAGTGTAGATCACAAAATAAAATATAGACCTTTTCTAGTTAAAGAAGAAAAGATTTTACTAACAGCTCTTGAGGGCGGTGAAACAGCGGACATCGTAAGAGCTACAAAAGAAATTATTAGAAACTGTTGTCTTGACGAAGATGTTGAAATTGAAAAACTTCCTGCTTTTGATATTGAATTATTTTTTCTAAATTTAAGAGCTCGTTCAGTTGGAGAAACTGTTGAAATCAGCATGAATTGTCAAACCAAAGATTGTGACGAAGAGACTCCAATTAAAGTTAATCTTGAGAAAATTGGTTTGGAGATCAGCAAAGACCATACAGATGTAATAAAACTTACTAATAAAATAAAAGTTAAATTAAAATATCCTGATATTGATAGAATGACAAGGCCGCCTGAAGAATCACAAATGGATTCTATTTTTGAAATTACCAAAGCATGTATAGAATCCATTTGGGAGGACGACGAAATACATGATATAAGAGATTATACAGAACAAGAATTAGAAGATTTTATAATGTCTTTAAATCAACAACAATTCGGGAAACTAATTGGTTATTTTAATACCATGCCCAAGTTAAGACATAAGGTAGAATTTACTTGTCCAAAATGTGGCAGTAAACAAGAATCAGTCTTGGAGGGGCTGCAAAGTTTTTTCGGTTAGCGCTCGGCCATAATAATTTACATAATTATTATAAAACTCTATTCGCGGTTGTACAAGGTCATAAGTGGAGTTTAACCGAGCTAGAAAATTTAATTTGTTATGAAAGAGAAATATATCTCACATTATTAATAGAACATATTGAAGAAGAAAATGAAAGAATGGAAAAGGAAGCCAATCAAATGAAACATAGTTAAAGGGAAATTAAATGGCTGAAGAAAAAGTACCCATAAAAGGAACCACTAAAACCGATCCGACAG